ACTATATGAAAAGTATCCCCATCTGGATTGTAGGATAACGGAACCAGTTCCTGAAAAAAAAGATTTGAAAATTAAAATTAAACTTAGTATTACTCAATAAAATTTTAAGCTTCTTCTTTATGCTTTATCTTTTTATCTTTTTCTCCTTTATCTTTTTTTAGTTTACTATTAATGTAAGATACCAATCTATGATCGTCAGAGTCCATTTTATCACGATGACCACAACTAAGACATTTTGTTTTAATACCTTTTCCATTTATTTTATATTTTGGAATCTCAGGAAGACCACAATTTTTACATATTACAAATAGTTCAATATAATTTCTGAGACTTTTATGCATATCATCCTTTCTAATATGACCATTAATTATAGCAGCATTGTCAACATAGTTTGTAGAAGTAGACAGATCTATACCTAAAAATCTTGTTAGTTCGTCTGGTGTTCTATGAAGTTGTTGTGAAATTTCATCTATATTAACGAACCTTGTTTTCTTTCCATTGCCTTTTCCTTCATATTTTAATATTTCAAGGTCGCATTTATATCTATAACTTGGATCTATCACATCTTTTAATCCACAAATATTTACCTTTGTTGAAAACATGATATTTAAATCAGGTGTTGTAATCAAATCCATTCTTAATTATTATCATATGTTAATAATTAAAAATTCTGTCAAATTTTTTTATTAGTCGTCCTTTTTATTAGCACTTCCAGATTCAGTATTATCATGACTTTGACTTTCTTCTACTGTGGCTGAATCATTTGTAGTATCCTGATTAGATTGGTCTGTATCAGTATTTTTTTCATTTTCAGATTCATAAAGCTCATCAACACCTCTGTCTTTCAATTCATCTCTAATAACATCACTGGTTGAATATTTTTTAACATAATTAAGACAAAATTTATACACTTTACTAGCACATTGTGTTAGGTTGTATCTATCTTCTAAATAAACATAGGAATGAAGTGGAGCAATCAATAGTAATTCGTATTTCATTTCCAATAAATCTTTGTGCTGCTTACTCTCATATCTTTTATTTCCCATAATAAATAAACCAACACTAATCGGAATAATCAGAACATTAAAACACCAAAAGCTCCAATTATTCCAGAAAAATGGCCTTATAACACATCCTAAATAAATTGAACCAAGAAATGCGATCATTTTCTTTCCAAGTTGTTGACTTACGTTATTGTAAAGCACCATATACATTCCAATAAAAAATAAACTTAAATTAGAAAGAATAAAAAAAGGCACTTGAGACAGTAAATTAAAAATACTGTAGAGTGAAAAAACTACAGAATAAGCATTAATTTCGCGATTAATGTTGTTTGTAAAAAAGGAATTATACTCGTTAAACAATGATACGGTATTATTTTTATGATTGTCGTCCTGAAAGTTATCGATATTTAAAGTTTTTTTTAGATCTAAGGTATGATTATTAGTAACTTTGTCTGTCATAATTTAATAAATATTATACAAATATCTTTAATACTTTATTTATTTTATAACTACTTAAACAAAATAAAGTTATATTACCTAATGGAATATTATAACGTTTTAGGAGTAAGTAAAGACAGTAATGAAAAAGATATAAAAAAGGCATATCGTAAATTATCATTGAAGTGGCATCCTGACAAAAATAGTAATAGCGATGAATCAAAAGCGAAATTTCAAGAGATAGGAGAAGCATATGGAGTATTAAGTGATCCAGAAAAAAAACAAATTTATGATAAATATGGTAAACAAGGTCTTGAAAATGCGCAAAACGGCGGATCCGGCGTAAATCCTAATGATATTTTCTCACAATTCTTTGGAGGCGGTGGTCCATTTGGTGGAGGAGGAGGTCCTTTTGGCGGAATGCCTTTCGGCGGCGGAGGCTTTGCGCAACAAGGTAGACCACATCATAGTCATATAGGCCAAGATAAAAAGGTAGAAATAGGTATAACTATACCTGAAATGATGAATGGGTGTGTTAAAAAATTAAATTTAACACGTAAAGTATTTTGTAAAAAATGTGATGGACGCGGAGTTAAAGAAGGAGCGCGAGATTCAACTTGTCGTAAATGTCAAGGCAGTGGAATATGTTCTGTTATTAGACAAATAGGTCCTATGCGAATGCAACAACAATTTACCTGTGATGTTTGTAATGGAACAGGACAGACAATAAAATCCCAAGATAGATGTGCCGGCTGTAAAGGACAAAAAATTATTACTGAAAGTGAAATTATTAAAATTACAATAGAAAAAGGTAGTAAAGAAGGTGAATATGTTCAGTTGGTAGAAAAGGCAGATGTCACTGAAAATTGTTCACGAGCAGGTGATTTATTTTTAATATTCAGAGAACGTCAAAATAATAATATGTCTAGACAAAATGATGATTTAATAGTGAAACAACCTATTTTACTAAGTGAAGCATTAGCTGGTCTGTCACTTATATTCGACCATCCAACAGGTGAAAAAATTATTATAGAATACAATGAAATAATAAGACAAAAATCAAGATTCAAGGTCGAAGGCAAAGGTTTCTTTAATAAAATGAGAAATAGATATGGTGATTTAATATTTTTATTTGAAATAGTTTTTCCTAATAATTTGGATAATCAAAGAAAAGAATTAATTAAGAAGATTTTACCTAAAAGAAAAAAAGAAGATGATAGTAATTTAGAATGCTATCAACTTGAAAAAACAAATATTGATATAAACCCTCCTAATATGAAAGAGGAATATGAGGATATTAATCAAAATGAATGTGTTCAACAATAGTCCTAATCAGTTTTATATTGATAATTGTCCCAATCTGTGGTTTCATCGCCAGAGTGTATTGCTTCATAACTGCTAAGCAATGGGTGAAATTTTTTAATATCTGTTTCTATAAGACTTTCCAATAATTTACTATCAGGTAAACATATTTTTTCAATTAGTCCAAGTTTATCATAATAGTTGTTCATATTTTCCTCATGATTAATAACGGTTTGATTAGAAGATGACATTTTTTATATTTCTAACATATAAAAAATATTATCAAATTTAACTTAATCCAGCTAAAAACTGACCTAATAATTCTTCTGGTAAAATATCAATTGGTAGTGGTATACTATCATTAATCGAAATACCTGATCTATTTAGAGAATGATTTACACTAAAAGGAGCTCTCATATCAGCGCCAAACATAGATACATCTGGATTATTAGATAAAAATGCTACTATTCGATTAACATGGTTAATACCGGCGTATACAATAGTTCTCTTGGAACTACTTACCAGAAGGTTATTTATAAGATTAATATCAAATATCATACTTCCAAAGGTCTGTAGATTTTGTATCATAGTTAAAAAAATCATTATAAAAATTTCACCATTAGTCTGTTCTCTGATTATGTTTTCTTCAAAAAACTTAGAATTAGTTCTGCTGTTTTTAACCATAGTAAGTATTAATTTAGCTTGTTCACTTAATGCTCCTTCAAAAGCAGGATATATTTTTTTGTATGAGCTTTTATTAAATAATTCTCTAATGTCATCAGACTTTAAAATCTTTAATCCTCCTAATAAAGATGGTAAAATCTTAAGTATATCGGGAGTTAATACTGGTTTACCACTTTTTAAAACATCTGTAAGTTTTACTTGAAATTGATGTGTTTGATATCTAGATAACATTCCCATTCTTAATCTATTATCCGCACACACTAATTTTCTGTAATCATTAGAAAAAAGATTTAAAAAAATAGTTTCGCTTCCACCGTAACTTAACATATAATCAATCTTCTGGGGATCTAAATTATCAAAATTACATAGTAAATCACTATGTTCAACTAAAACATCTGGGTTTTTTTCTTTGATTACTTCTAACATTTCAAGATATGAATTAGGAGAAGGCAGCGGTTTATTATGAATTTCTCCTATTAATTCGATAGTTCTATCTCCGCGAGTTATAATATGATGATCAAGGCAGTCTTTTAAATTTATATCTTTAAATATACTATTCATTATTATATTCAGAGATTTTAATAATCATATTAGATTTAATTATTCAACATGTATTCGTCCCAAGATTTGTAATCCACACCATTTTTAATGTAATCTCGTAAACTCGCAACAAATAGTCTGGCGCACTTGATGTTTGTAATTAAAGGAACATTACTATCAATACTTTTGCGTCTTAAAAGATAGCCTGTGGAATCATTATTACTACTATATAAATTACTTGGAACATTTACTACCATATCAATATCTCCTCTCTCTATTTTAGGTAATATTTCAAGTATATTAAGACACTTGATCTGAATATTCTCTTGTTTATAAAAACAGTATGTTCCTTCAGTGCCGTACAGATTAAAACCCAGGTTCCTCAAGATTTTAGCAGAGTTAATAAATTCATATTTGAATTTAGTGTCTCCGATAGATATTAAAATATTCTTCTTAGGGAGTTTGAAACCAGAAGCCATTAAAGCTTTAATATAAGTTTCTTTTACGTCATATCCAAATGCAGCTACTTCTCCTGTAGAAGCCATTTCAACTCCAAGAATCGGGTCTACATTAGGTAACCTTGAAAAAGAAAACACAGGAACTTTAACAGCTACATACTCTAACTCATCAAACTTAAGATTTGTTATAGTATAATTCTTTTTAAGCATAATATTCGTAGCAAGTTCGATAAAATTAATATCGTATGTCTTAGATACAAATGGGAAGCTTCGCGATGCCCTAAGATTACATTCAATAACTTTAATCTCATTATCTTTCGATATAAATTGCATGTTAAATGGTCCTGAAATCTCTAAATTTTCTGCGATTTGTCGGGTAACCTTTTTAATACGCTTAATTGTCTCTAAATATAACTTATGAGCAGGAAGAATTAATGTAGCATCACCAGAATGAACTCCTGCGTTCTCAACATGTTCTGATATAGCATAGTTAATTAATTTACCCTTGTCAGCTACAGCATCAATTTCAATTTCTTTAGCATCAGCAATAAATTTAGATATAACAACAGGACTGTCTTTTGATACTTTAGTTGCCAATTTAAGATAATTAACAAGCTGATGTTCATTTTCGGCTACTTTCATAGCAGCACCACTAAGAACATAAGAAGGCCTAATTAAGACGGGATAGTTGACTGATTCACAAAATTCAAGTGCTTCATCAAGTTGCGTCAATTCTTTCCATTTAGGTTGATCAACTTTCAGTGTATCAAGAAGCTGTGAGAATTTGTGTCTATCTTCTGCTCTATCTATATTTGTAGGTGATGTCCCCAAAATATTAACATGATTCGCATGTAAATCCATAGCAATATTATTAGGAGTTTGTCCTCCTACAGACATGATAATACCTTTTGATTTTTCTAATTTATAAATATCAGATACTACTTCAGATGATAGTTCTTCAAAATATAGTCTGTCTGATACGTCATAATCTGTGCTAACTGTCTCAGGATTATAATTAATCACAATTGAATATTCTTTAGCTTTTTTAATAGTATTAATACAACTTACAGCACACCAATCAAATTCAACACTACTTCCAATTCTATAGCATCCACACCCCAAAACAATAACACCGTTTTTATCAAAAACTACATCATGTTCGTCTCCATTATATGTTAAATATAAATAG